ATTGCCAAGCTCAAGCACGTATGCGTCGGTGGTACTCTCATCGAATGGTATCAAGCGAGTGTTGTGTGCAGAGTTCTTAACCTCTGCCACAAAGATAGTTCCATCCCTTCTGCGCACAGCTCCCTGCGGTAGAACAATGGCATTCTCACAAATTTTAAGGGACTGTCTATACGTCGGTAGGTCTACACGACCATACATATTCGATGAGACTTCACCCGCAGGGAACCCCGCATATACATCGGTAAATAGAGCCATTACAACCTTATGTCAGTGAATGTCTCTGACTTAATCACCGGCGGCGCACCCTCCTGTCCATCTATTGATCGAGCCTCACGTAATATCTCCTGATATGTCTGCCATAACTCGACCCTAAGATTTCTATCCGAGGTTAGGCGAAACGATATCGCATGAGCTAAACGAGAGCTTATGGCTTCAACCATCAATGGGTCCATATCCATTGGGTCAGTCACTCGGTTTATGTACCGAATGTTTAAGGAGGAGGCATCTGCGTACAGATACCTCCCCTCAACAGTCCACTCAGTATTGGCGTAGTCCTCAACTTCTAAAATTCTCAAACAATACGGATCAGACGGAAGGACGAACTGACCAGTATATTCAAATACAGGAGTCGTCGTTGTCTTAGCTATATTCGCTCTGGTAATGGCGCTATTCCAGGGATGTGCCCTGGTTACAGCATCTCTAATGTGGGCATACCTAGCATTACATGCCCTGGCCTGATTACTATCATCCGATAGGGACGTGATAGTTTTATCGCCCAGGTAAGTCAAAGCACCGTTAGCTATACTGACTTCACTTATTTGGGTCATATCTTGCCTAAATTAAAACGAAGGGGGAGCCAAAAAGACCCCCCCTAAGTCTTAAACACTACCGGGGGCCTAGTCTACTACATAGACAAAGTAACCCTGGATTGTTGCGGCAGCAGGAATCGTACCGTCATTAATCTGAGCGGAAATCGTAACACCCGCCTTCGATTCAAACAGTTTCGTTTCATGCGTACCAACGGTTCCGGCTGGGGAAAACGCTACAGCAGACGAAACATCAACACCGTCATCCAATCCGTTAGGATCGGCGGCTACTGACGAATTATCATCATCCGTGTAGGCAAGCCAGCCAAGGTCGAAAGTTCGCGAAGAACCCAATGCCGAGACGTGAATCCGCGACAACGGAAGAATAAGACGAACCTTACCAGCGGGAAGCCGAATCAAGTACGCTTCGGAGGTCGCATCACCAGCGGAACTACCTTGCGTAAACTCGAAAAAGCCAATCCGAAAGCGGCCCATCCACTCATGGGTCTCAGGAACCTTCGCGGGAACCGTGACGTAAGACTCAGTATACTGACTTGAGTATTCAGTAGTAACAGCCATTGCACAGTTCCTTTCTAGCTCGGATCACAGGCGATCTCAACTACCTTCTCGTCTTCGATACGAGTGGCGCCCATCGATTGCTCGATATGCACCTGAGTTGAGTAGTTCTTGTCCGCACGTTCAGAGACGCGGACAGTGGGCTCCATACCCATCGCCAAGCCAACACCGCTCATCGCCCAAGCATAAACTAGCTCGTCCGATGAAGAATCAGTGCTAACACTTTCGTAATGGATAACATTGAAGCCCATGAACTGATTTACCTGACCCTGGACTAGAGCGTACACGTCGTTGTAGTCGCGCGACTGAACTTCCGTCTCGGCCAGCATCTTACCAAGCTGATGACCGTTAGCGAGAAGGAATAGAGCCTCGTTATCCACATCGACGTTGTTGGCCCAAAGAACCTTTTTGGCAGCAATGAGCTTACCAACAGTAAGGCCAACATCACCACTACCGCTGTCAAAGCTGTGATTGTTTACAGCAATTTTCTGCCCAGCAGGCAGAGCAACAGTGGAAGCAGCATCGTCTTCGTCCATGGAGTAGGCATTACCACCCATGGCATTATAGACCGCCGTATCGATTTCTCGACCCGAAGCCCAGACAGCATTGATCACATAGGAAGATTCTGGATTCGCTGCCATCTTAATGCGATCTGCATCGTCAATAAGATCGGCCCAAATCCAATCCTCCATTGTAATCCGACGCCGGGAATGGGGGGTTGAAATCAACGGCGTATCTTGGTGTCGGCTTGTGCGCCGCTGCATAGCAGTGGACCCAATCCGATCAAAATACCCAGCTTTCCCTTTCAGGAAGTCCGGGTCAGTTCGCACTGCACCACGAAGTTTAGATCCGCGCTGCTGTGACAGCAGGAGGAAGCTATCCTTGTACTGTTGTGCAAAACTAACGGGAATTTCGGTACTCATACCGGATTCCTTTCCGTTTCAGGTTAATATTAACGGAGAGCAACCCAGAGGATTCTGGACCCTGCCTTAACCCTTAACGCGGATTCAAACGACTGATTACCAACCAGCAAGGATCGGACCCCATAAGGAGCAACCCGACACTACCAGTGTCTAAAATAGAAATAATACTGTCAAGAGAAATAAACTCTACACAGTGCCAAATAAAACTATCGAACACTTAGAATTTTCAGAAGTCTCAGGCTTCAGATACCTAACATTCTCACAAATAGGATAGAGTCCGGGACTTAAATCAGTAAGAGGAACAACTCCATCCTTGGTTAGGGGGTAAAATTCCTTACCATCATTAGATCCGGTAATAGTTATATCACCCTCTATCGTACCCGAAACCTGAACAGAGCACTTAGTGTAACTCCTTATCTCAACAGGCTTACAAGAAGACTTCTTGGAAAGCAGCCAGATATAAGAAGTGAAGTGCCTATCCGTATATCCACCAAGGGATTCCGGCTCTAAGATAGAGTATCCCTTGGAAAGTGTCGGTACAGACTTCTTCGGCTTTTTAGGAGCCTTACTCATCGTGGAGTTGCTTGTAGAGACCAGATACTAACTCCACCGTTTTCTTATGATCTCGGTGATTCCTGTTTCTATAGGCACCCTCTGCATCCTGAAGATGTCTATCAATTTCATTACGAATCTCACTACGAGTAAGTGGAGCAGGAGGACCACCTTGCACACCGTTTCCTTCCGAGATAGAGGCACCAATAGCTGCCATAGACTTAGCAAAGCCAGGATTAGAGGCGACAATTTGCTCCATCACCTCCCTCTCCTCTTCACCAAAGAAGTTATGAAGGGCATTCTGGATATTACCAACCTTAGTATCGAAGTGAATGCCCCACTCTGTTTTTAGAACAGCCTCGGTATTATCTATCTCATCAGCCAAACCATTGGCTGCACCAACATCTCGTTCTGCCAAATCCCCAGAGAGATAGTTGAAAACACCGGCAGCCTGAGAGTCAGTTAGACCCAGGCTATGAGCCGCTCTCTTAAAATCATCAACAGAATCGTCATCAAAGTAGCTTTGACCAGACTCATCTATAGGAAGTTGATACCCATCATGAGTCTCTGGCCTACCCATACGATTATAGAACTCACCAAGATCGGCTTCGTTCTGGGGAAGGCTAACCATTCCCCCAATCTTTGACTGGGTATCTATAAAGGATTTAGCCAGATCTCCGACACTCGAGAAATCTTCTAGTGCCCTGTGGCCCTGTAAGTCCTCAGGAAGCTGATCTTGAAATTCCTCACTCATCTTTTCCCTCTTCTATCATGTTTTCTATCCGAAGAAGTGCCCTTCGGCACCCCTCATTAAAGGCAGTAGTGTATGGGTCTCCAGGAGTATGGGAGGTTCGCTTCCCATACTGCTTACGGAGATCATCTAAAACCACCTTGCCAAAATCCGTATCAAAACACCTACGGTAAGCATTCCTCTTTCTCTCTATTTCAGTTACCACTATACCCCACCTGCACCAGTTGCCTGTGCAGCAGCGAGATTACGAACAATCTCAGACTGCTGAACCCCAAGCTGAGTCTCTTGAGCTTGAGCATTAGCCTGATCTCTGGCCTGCTCTTCAGTAGCAAACTCCTCAATGGACTTAAGTAATGTCTCAGGAACATCAAGACTCTGACCGATAAAGTGCGCCGCCTCAGCGTGTCGAATTATATTCATAACACCGGGACGAACCTGCTCGATATTAGCAAGTGTAGCGTACAACCTTTCAATGGAAGCAACCTCCGCAAGACGTTCTGCCCTTGCTAACGGACCCGAATACTGAATATCAATAAGATTGGGAGAGTTTATAAGACTCTCCGGTGGATCTAAGATCACACCCTTACGAGCAAGTATCGCAAAGGTTCTCTCTATCAAGGGGTTGAGAAACTCCGTCTCCAGACGACCAAGGGTCGGACCAAGCACCCGCTGCATCAACTCTACGCGGGTTCTAATCTCCTCCGCAGTCATACGATCAGACTGTGGAAGTTCAAGCTGATCCGCAAAGAAGGTCTGGCGTATACTCTGTCTTAGCTCATCGAGCTTCAACTTACCGATATCGGCTCTACCACGAAACTCAAAGAACCAAAGAGCGTCCCTATCCCGCAGTACAGTCCCTTTACCGGGATTGATATCGACCTCACCAACAACACCGTCATCGGTCATAAACCAAGGTGGATCTATATGCTTCGCCCATGCAAGTAGATCCAACTCGGTAGCCTTATTCAATACCTTAATATCTGGCAACGCCGTATTTCCCGGACCTCTGCCGTATCGCTCTCCAGCGTTCTTAGTCCAACGGGCTATATGGGCGGGAAACTCCTCGAATCCCGCCTCTTCAAGAATCTGCTCGCCCTCTACCGAGATATGAACACTGGCAAACGGCATGTTACTGGAATCTTGTTTCTTATCCTCTCGGATACGCCGTGGGAGTACCCACCATACGACAGGAAACATCTTAGTTGGGTCTTTACCCGCCCTATCGTGCAGACCTTGGGGAATTTTTGTATGACCATAGCGCTCGATCAACTGATCGATAGTCATCATCATCTCGATAGCTACGGCATTAGCACTACCGTCAACGCCTTCCTCGAAAACATAGGACTGAATCGGGTAGGTCTTAAAGACAAGGCCGTTAAACAACTCCGGTCCAGGCTTCTCTTCCTGAATAAGGCAAGAAGTACCGAATGCAGTAAGGTCTAGGTAGAACTCATGGACCTGAGAGTGGAAGTTACTCTCGTTTATGGCTTTCCATATCGAACGGCCAGAGTTTTGTAGCCATTCCCTAACCTCAGGGTCCCTATTGAGGGGGTTATTCGAGGCAAGCCGTAAATCAAACCACCGGAACGCACGGCTAGTGAGAGTTCCCTGCATGTTTGCAGTAAGAATCTCATGTGCATGTTGCGGAGTGCTGGCAAAGCGGTCCTTCTGAACCTTGTCACCACGAGTTCTCTTGGTGATAATCTGGTTTTTACGGGGAACCAAATGGTCAGCTATCTCCTGCCACTGCTCTTCCCAGAGATGCCGCTCCCGGTTAAGCTCCTTATACCGCTTAAGTAGTTCCTTAGCTGTTAGCGCCATGCTAATTTCCAATACTAGTCAAGAACGCTATAGGAGCTTAATACACTTTTGACTTTCGGCTTCCGACCACCGCCAGGAAGTCGAGATTTACTTAGATCCATTATAGCGTATCTAGTTGCGTCCATAAGATCATCATGCTCTTTTACGATCTTACCATCCTTACGATGATAAAGTCTAAATTCATCCCACCAATCATTTAGATGTGAAGCTACTTTTAATCTACCAGTCTGCATACGGTCTAGTAATTGAGTAACTCCCGCCTCTACTGATATCCCTCCCTCGGGCCACTGAGCATGATCCTTCAACATATTGACGCCATCCTTTCGCCACAATGTTGAAACAGGCTCGCCACTATTCCGATCATGCTTATGACCGTCATGGGGCCAAGCAACGGGCATCCACTTGCCTCTCGCAGCAAAGGATTTGGTGTGAACGGCAAGTTTTTCACGTGAAACACGATAGCAATCGTAGATGTATACCGTGTCCGTGTCCCTGTCCCACCGCAGCCATATACCTGCCGTGGGATGGTCCCAATCACCAAAGTCAACAGCACCAAGAGCGGGCCAGAACGCAGGGAATCCGTCCTGAAAACTAGACATATCGAACTTAATAGAGTCTCCATCCACCGGATAGATACGACCGGAGCCTAGCATAGGCACCCCGGCAGTCCGGGCCTCCCGCTCCCAGTCGGGATACTGGGCTATCAGCGCTTCCTTGTCGTCCTTATCGTAGTGCTCCGCATCGTCAAGCGTCATATTGACGTAGAACCGAGACGACTTAGCTGTGTCATCCGGTTGAAGGAAGCGTCTGACGACCTCGGACATACCAAGCAGCGGCGTAAAGGTAAGGAGAACTGGACCCCTGGTGACGTTAAGCCGCGTCAAGCCCTCGGTATAGATGTCTAGGGGCGGCTCTTCGTCATTCCAGATACCATCGAGAGTCTCACCCTGCCACTTCTCGCGCCCCTTCTCATAGGACTTGAACCAGAGGTAGCTGTCCTGTCCGCTAATATGGTTGATAACGACACTATCGATTAGATCTGGTGTACCTCTAGCTAGCTGCACATCCCTGATATAGTCTGACGGTATCATGCCAGTGCCATAGTTACGTTTCTGGCCCAGCAAGACACGTTGAGGATTGTCTCGAGTGCTTTCACCCGTCACCCCGGCTACCCACCACTTGTTAGGCTTGGACATCCTTAGTCCTTCCCACCAATCGGGGTATAGCCCAGTGAGGTGCATAGCCACCTCGGCACCAGCGCACCAAGTCTTACCGACCTGATTAGCTGCGATGAGGCACCGCTCTCGATACTGCTTACCGCTAGCGTGAAAGTCCTTCTGCTTCTGGTACGGCCT